CTTGTCGGTATCCACCCGGTGCCCCCCCACGCTTTGCACACGTGGGGACCCAGTGGTAGTTGTGTGGATTTGCCAGGCTGTCTCAGGGGGCGCCCCCACCCTTGCGAAGTGGGGCCAACATGCAGCCAGCATCCCCCATCCCCAGTCACAGCCATCTTGCATCCACACAGACTGCCAATGCCAATCCAGCACAAACCATGAGGGCCGTGCCAGTCCTAGTTTGCGTTTTGGGCCAAATTGCTATCGTCCTGATCTACTTCCGCGCCCCCAGCTGGAGGAGGCTTAGGCTTAACAGGAAACCCATCGCAATCAAGCTCTGGGAGACCCCGTTCCTTCCTCTTCTTATTAATTATCACCTGCCACGGTGTCAACTCACACTCTGCCAACATGAGCGTTGGACTACCTGCTACTCCACCATACGTGACTTGTGTGAACTCAACATCATATTCCACAACAAAATACCCGAATGCAGAGTTTGCAAATGGAAAGAAGTTCATGTTGGCAAAGAAAGCTCCAACACGCTGGTTGTCGGTGGCCTCATCAAGCAAAAGGTCGTTACCAGTGGTGAGAAGCCACGGAACCCGAGAATGGATCTGCTTGCAGTCCCAGGCAATGCCAGCACCGCCGGGCAAAGTGGTCCCATAAGCTGGAGCCACAATGCTAGAGTTCATTGCCACAATGGCGGCAGACCTAGCTGCCTCTGAGGCAATCAAGTTCCAATTGATGTACTCTTGATGATCGTAGAGTGCACCAAACCGGACTTCGCCTTGGGTAGTTGTGGGCGAGGTGCTAACGAAACGTACCTGCAACGAATGCCATCGATACTTCACATAATTATTGGCAATTGCCTTCAACCATGGAAAATATGTTGCATCCGTGGGATTCAGGCCATATGACCTAGTCTGCCAACCCAACACCGCAGCATTGGTCACAGATGACATCTGCTCCGTGTGCCTAACGCGAATGTTACCATTAGTTGCAGCCATGACCCTAGGGGTGGCACTTCTTGCGACTGAAACATTCCACTGTAGAGCCTGAGGGCTCATAAGTGGCTTATTTTGGCCCTTGCGCTTACTGGACTTGGTCTTGCCCATGGTTTTAACTGTACTGGTTGCTCAACGTAAGTCGGCGGTTGTGAACACTGTGGCTAGCAGTATTCAGGCCCACTGCCAAGCAGCACTGCTCCTTCATCAACTCATCCTCTAGCAGTCGCTGCACCCAAGGCATGACCCCAAATGCCTTATAAAAGGACACTCGGGCAGCATCAGTGATGGGGCACAACTCGCTGGGCAGGTCACGTGCCAAATAGGCCATGCCGCTGCCATCAGCAAGGACTCCTTCCTGGCCAGCCAGGGTTTTAAGCCTGGTGTAAAAGGCCTGGAGGACCGGGACGCCACTGGATAGGGCCAACCCAGCTGTCCCAATACCAGCAGCCCACACATGGTATGGGTTGCTGGCTG